TAAAATAAACACAGGTAAATGCCCCTTTTTCTGTGCATCCGCCCCTGCCATAATTAATGCGTTTGTTTTACCAGTGTTACTATGTCCTAATAACATATTTAATCCACCCATAATTGGGCCTGGTAGTCCACACGCTTTTAAAAATGCGTCACCACAATAGTAAAAGTTTTCTTCTTTATATTTTGTACTTGTAGAAAATTTTGCTTTGTAGTCAAATTCTTTTTTCTTAATAGCCATTTGTCTTTTGTTATTCGTAGTTTAAAATGGTTATACTACCATTTAAACATTTTTTATGTTCTATAATTTCATCATTATTTTCCGGAAATCGAAACGATACTTCATCAATTCCGTCTGGGTTAGATTGAAATTTTGGTATTAGAACGATACCTTCAACTTCTCTAAAAACATAAATTACGTTATCAGTATTAAAATTATATTCAATCCCAAATTTGAACGTTAATTGATCGTCAACGATAACTTTATACCTTCCCGATAATTGACCGTTCCAAAAATATTCAAATGTTTCAAATAACGGATATAATTTTTTAGGAATTATAATCTTATTTGCTCCTCCTCTTAACGCTGACTGATGTACATTAGCCGATATTTGATTAATTTTAGTCATTAGTGTTTGATTCCAATCCCTCTGACTATATAGAGCCGATCCAAGTTCAGTATCGTTCCAACCTAAATAATCCCACTCTATATTAAATTTACAGTCGTTTTTGTCCATTAGTTTGTTAAATATAAAAGCTTGGACACTCGCTTGGTCATTGTGTCCAAGCTTATGTCCAAGCTAATTATTTTTTAGAATGGAAGATCGTCTTCTTCAGCCGCTTCGTCATCCGCTTGTGGGTCAACGATTACATTTTGTTTAACTGCCGATTCTGATTTACCTGTTGCAATGGTTTCGTCAGCTTGTGTGTCTGCTTCTGAAATCCACTTTTTAGCGTCATTACTCCATTTTGGTGTTTCACCCTTAGCAACCATATCAAGGTATTCGAATGGTTTCTTTGCGTAAACGTCAGACCAAATCATTTCGTCTTCAGCCCATTCTTTTGATACTTCTGGGTCATCATGTAGTTTAGATTTGTCTTCAGGGATAATAGAACTTACCGAAGTATATTCTTTTCCGTTGTTTGATTTACTTAATCCCAATGTAACGATAATGTCACGTCCTTCTTCTGGGTCAGTAATGTCACCTTTGTTCTTGAAGATAGGATATATTTTGTCAAATACACCGTCTCCTTTTGAGCTGAATTTGAACCTCCAAAATTTAACTCCGTCTGCTTCGTTATCCCTATCGATAACTTTTACAACATAATACTTACGAGCTCTGTATTGTCTTGCCAACTCACGGTCAGCGTCAACACCTGTCATCATAAGGCCATCGTAAACATCATTTAAGGGTGAAGGTTTACCCTCTTGTTTTGGGTCAAATAATTTTACCCACTTTCCGTCAACCTGAATTTCGTGAAAGTAAATTTCAACGAATGGTGATGAACCGTCTTTTGTTGGTAAAATCCTGATTCTTTTTTCCGCGCTTCTAACACCTTTTGGTAGAACTGTTGTGAAATACTTCTTTAGGCGATCTTCTTGCGAAATACTGTTGCTACTTGTAGCTTGTTTTGACTTTTCGTACTGTTCTAGTACTGATAAATGTGTACCCATAAAACTAAAAATTTAAATTTATTTATATCCAAAATATACATAAAAAAAGCCGGAAAAAAAAGTCCGGCTTGAATTATTTTCATGTATTTTGAATTATTTTATGTTAAACTTCAATAGTTTTTTTCACCTTCAGGATTAAAACTTTGTTTAATCAAATCCTTTGAATAATTCGTAACTTCACTAGGTTTCAGTTCATAAGTGTTTTTACCACTTCTTTCCATTTCACCTCTTTTTTCTTGGAAGAACTGTTCAGGGTTTTTATTGAATGGGTATGAATCAAGTGATCTCATTTCAAGTTTTTCGACTGGCGTTGGTTCTTTCATTGCTTCAACTTTTGACCCAAGTTGGTCAATTCTGTCGATAATTGAGTCCATATCAGCTAATTTAGATTCAAGGTCGTCAAGTTTGGTAAAAATGTCATCCATCTTAGCCACTACGTTAACATTATCCGATTGTTTGTTTTCCATGTCCTTTTTAATACTTTTAGTCATGTTCACCAAATCGGTAATATCAATTTCTTCAGTTGAATCCGCTTCACCTGAAACGTCATCGGTTGGTGGCATCGCACCTGCATCGTCACCTGCTGGAGGTGGAACATCCAAAGTTGGGTCTTCTCCTGCTCCTGCTTCTGGTGGAGGTGGCACATCTCCGCCTGGTGGTGGAGGTGGTACATCACCTGCGGGTGGAACTGCACCCGGAGCCGCTGGATCTTCTGGAACATCTTGTTCCATCATTAAAGTCTTAGCGTATCTGTTAATTTGTTTGTAACGCTTTAATTCTTCCTGTAATTGTTTTTCTAATTGTGACATAATTAATCTTGTAATAATTGTCTACCGTCATCGGTAATGTATCTTTTATTTATTCTTTCAACAATTCCATCTACTGATCGTATTGTGTAACATTCACCAGTTTGTAAATCACATTGTTCACTTTCCATACCATCTTCAGATACAGATTTTGTGATAGTCGGGTTTAGATAGTTGTCTAAACTATTTTTTAGCTTAATATCGTTCATCTTGTTTATTTTTATATAAATATCAGTTAAAATTGAAATAAACAACTTCACCTTCTTGAATTCCTAAATCATACATTAATTTTTCAGATAAAGCAATCCCGTATCCCGCAATTGATGGGCCGATATTAACCGCACCCGTAACATCAATTGTTGTGGTTCTTCTATCTAACTGATAATTTGGTATAACATCTAACGTTAAATCATTCTTATTAGGATTCATAAATGTGGTTGTTAAATTACTTATTTCAGTAGATGTTTTACTTCCATTAATCAATCTAAATTTGGATGAATAGAAATGATTACTCTTTGATATGCCTTTTAATTCTTCCCATTTAACTCTGTCAGGCATAGCGGGAATATTATCAAACGCACTTAAAAGAGACATGTCGGTTGAGTCAGGTAAAACATTAACACCCTTTTCATTTGTACTTGCCATTTTACATACCACCGCTCTAAACCATTCTTTTTCTTTATACTTAACTTTTTGAATGTATTTTTCACCGCCCCATCCGTTATATGGTAATCCAAATGTTGTTACCCCTGCTTTATTTTCAAGTAATACTTCACCGGGTATTGATTTTGTTCCCATATCAGTTGAATATTGTTTACCACTTTCGGTTTTAACCCCTCTTTCGGTTGTGGTTACGTTTAAAGATACAGTATTTTTTTGAGTACTGTTCATCGCCCTTTGAATAATTCTATCCATAATAGGTCTAAAACTAGCAACAAATGAATCCATCGGGTCAGGTAACACCGCCCTTGGTATTCTTGTTCCTTTAAACGTAGTATTAATGGTATTATTTTTAATTGTATGTGAAACATCTGTAATCCAGAACGAACCCTTAAACATTGGAATATTTTTTAGGTAAAAATACATTGTTGGTTGAATCATCATATTACCCATTGCCGAAACTTCACACGAATATGAAGCTTGTCTGTAATAATCAAACAACGATGTATCAACACTACTAATACCCGCTCCCGATTCTGACCTAGCTAAATTTTCCAACACACTAAACGATTCTGTTGTGTTTCTTAATGTATTTTGATCCAAAGTAACACCCTTGAAAATTCCTTGGTTTTGGTCACCAAAACTTACCTCAAACGCCACAGCCCTATTTGATTTTAACATACTTTGTACGGTAAAAGCGTTAGGGTCTGTAATGATGATTGGGTTGTTATTATTGTCTGACATGTCAAAACTATCGTCATTAAATTTATTGTATTTACTGTCAGTAATATCTTGATGTTTTGAAGTCGGGCCTTCCATATATTGAATAACCATTTTCGGCATAGAATCTTCGTAGTCAACATCCAAGAATGTTCCAAATAGATTTTCCGCCACCGTACCTGAAGGTGTTATCTTACTTTTCGTTGATAAGGATTTACCATAAAAATTCACGTAAGCAGGCAACGCTCTCATATCAAAACCACTACCTTGTAATAATACAGAAATTGCTCCATACAAACTCATATTAAGATTTTTTGGGTCCATCAAGTCAATAAATCGATTTATACTTATATACCCTCTGTCACCAATATCCCTATTTGCTTTATCAAGGAATAAAAAATCTTCCATTAATAAATGTTGACCAATAGAATTCCCGGATGCCCATTTGTCGTTGTAAGATTTAAAGAAATTATATAATTCAATCTTTAACCCGTCATCATTAAAACCGCCATAAAATTCTATGTTCTGCTCAGCGTCTTTTGTATAATTTAATTTACTAAATTCACCAATCAAAGATACTAAAAATAAATTCAATCTACGGTTAGCTCCGCTTGGAATAACACTACTTCCAATAACTTCATAAATGTTAGTTTTGATGTAGTCTTTGAACGATGAAAACTCTCCGTTTCCGCCATTTTTTCTCCACCCAGCATAAATTAAAATTAATGGTCTTAAATTGATAATATTATTTTCACTTAATTCGATACCCATACTTGGGAAGAATTCTTCATAATAATTTGTTCCACTATCAAGAAATTCTCCGATATATAGTTTTATTAAATTCCTATTATCTGGAGTAAATTGACCTGAATCATAAGGATTAAAAGTTAATGTCGATTGTGGTGCAATATTTGCAAACCCTTCGATATAATATGAATTCAATTCTTTAGGGTTACCTAAAGATAGTTTAATTAAATTGTTGTTGTTTACGATTTTTTTAGTAATATCACCTAATTTTATGTTTTGATAATCAAATAGTTTTTTACGAAAATCGTTCACGTCATTCCATGTGAAAAAGTCTAATGTAACAACATCTTTCAATACACTTTGGAAAGTATTATATGGTAAATTTTCGAATCTATATTGTGGGACTTGTACATTTAATTCTTCAGATGCAAAATATAAGAATATTTCTTCAAATTGATCTAAAATTGCAGGACTAAATGTTCCTATCAAATCAATAACCTTTTTGTTGTTTGAATCAATTGAAAATTCATTATTAATACTTTTTATGTATTCATTGTAACCAGCAAACGTTTTACCACTAAAAGTATTAACGATTTCTTCTGATTCCAATATTAATCTAAATGAACTTTGAAATTCGTCATCAAAATTTTTAGGATTTGTTCGAATATAGTTCATGTAGTCTTCCCTAGTCCTCATTCCATAAGAATCTAATAATTCTTGTGTAATTTCATCGTCAGGTTGATTGAATCCATATGACGGTAAGATAGTAAAATAACTATCAATCCTATTTGGGTCGTTTAAAGCGTATTCATATGCCGAATTATCGGTAATCGATGTCCATTGATTCATATTGTTAATAACTGAGTTAGCACAATAGATTTTTTTCTCATCAATGTTATCCTTGAATGTGGTGTAATCATTTATGTTAAAGTGAGCGTACCCATTAATAATATTGTGATAAATAGCATCATAAAATGGATGTAACCCTGTGTTTTTACCGTCATAACTTACCACTTTTTCTTCTGTGGTTGTTCCTATTGTTCCTCCCGTTGGGATTGTAACAAAAATATTATCAAGACTGTTATCATTAAAGAATGTTTGTCCACTAATAGGTAATGTTTCACCTGAAATTGATAAACAACCATAATCAGTAC